CACGCCCTTGAACTCATATTCCTGAAAGCGTGCGGCAATGGGTGCCAACCATGGGAAAGTGGCCGGGAGGCCGGGGTTGAGCGTGTATGCTCCCTGTACGGCGAAGTTCGCGCTGCCGTTGATAGGCGCGACGAACTCGCGGTGCCTGATAATGACTGACTGGTTGGTCTTGTGCATCATGGGGATGTTGTTCGAGGCGCGCTGGACGATACTGTTGCGCGCGACCTCGTAATCGCCGGCGCCAAGCCATTTGGAAACGGCTGCGCCCAGGCTGTGACCTGTGGACGCCCCTGCTGTCGGGGCGCCAAACAGGCCACCTACGGCGCCACCGCCGAGGGCCCCGAGGTTACGGAGCGCCCGACCGAGGAGGCCGATTTCATTACTCTTCTTGTTGTTGTTAGAACCCTTGCGGGCCACAACAACCACCTTTCTCTTGCGGGTGGTACGCGGACGTTTGTTGTTGGACATTCTAAACTGTAAGGTTTATTATGCCTGGTTCGACGACCAACGCGTCCCGACTGATTGGCTCGAGCTGCACTCGCTCGAATACCCCTCCGTCGAAGTACCTCTCCAACTCTACCTGTTCATCAGGCTTTAGGCCGAACGCGTAGTAGTAACTTACTCGCGCCTGCGGCGTCACTTGTGCCTTCTTCAGATTGTGGTTACGCTGGTACGTGGCACCTCCTCGGTGTATGTACTCTCGCATGGCAGCGGAGCTTGTCGACCCACAGCGTAAAAACATCTGGTACAGTGATTCCTGGACGGGACAACCGGACGCTCCAATGGTGCCACAGACACCGACCGCGTGTAGCCACTTCTTGTAGGTGGCGTCGTTCGGTATCGGAATGAGGCACATGGGGTCCTTGCGTAAAATGGCGGAATGGTTGCGCATCATGCGCCAACCTGTCGACAGCTGCACTGGGCGCGTCTGACAAAATTCCACGTGCTCGAACTCATAGACGGGCTCCTCCGCGACCATGGCGAAACCATGTCGATGGAACCAACGGTCGAGGTCTGAGAGGAAACGACCAAGGTCGTCCGCCTCCATGAACACTACGCAGTCGTCACCGTTGTTGGCTAACTCCACATCGACCCCTCGAACACGCGCGTAGACGTGGATTAGGGCGCACATGATGAGGCAGTTGCCAAGAGAGGTGTTGAGATCTCCAGAACAGCGCGTGCCACGCATCGCAAATTCAACCATACCATCAGCAGCGTACGCACGACCGGAGTTGTGCAGCTGCCACGACAGTATCTTCTTCAGCTCCCCTGAACCAGGAAAGAGGGCTTGGTAGAATGAGTGCTCGTACTTGAGCGCTTCTAGCGACACGTGCATGTCGAACTTACTTGCGTCAAGTCCGACGGCGACTGGCTTGGCGAACAAATCCCACTTTTGACGTAGGATGTTCGCGGAGACCTCAGAGTTTACACCTTTGATCACAGTGAGGGGGGTTCGTGCACCAAACGCGCAGTTGATAGCCCGGAAAAAGGGTTTCTCAGCGTGCTTGATGTACTGGCCAAGGCACAGGTTGTAACGCGGCTTCCGGGGATTGATGACCCGGGGTGCCTTGCCGACATCCTGCTTCTCGAACTTGACGAAAGAAGAGAGCCTAGCGTCTTCAGCATTTAAGCTCTTACGTTGCAGCGAAATCAATGCCTCTTCGTAGACGCGCCGCTTGGTGCCGGAATAGCGGTCGACTACTTGTCGACGGCTGAGACGGGGCAGATAGGGCATCGCGTCCATTACTCGGTGATGGAACGTGCTGAACAACGTACTTTCGAATGTGTTCGGGGCAACATCGAGCGCGGGCCGGAACCCACCAGCTTCGGCGCACAAGAAGTAACGCTCGATGAAGGCTCGCTCGATGGTATTGGTGTTGTTGTTGTAAACTCCCAGGTTGTGTTCTGGGGAGAACCCGGCGGCAACGACATACCTACGGGTTTTAGCTGGCAGCCCATTCCTGTGCACACACAAACGGCCCCGGCACTCCGACCTCACCTGCTCCCTCAAGCAGTCAGTGGTCGTCGTGTCAGTGCCATGCACAGTCACCGGGCGGCCTCAGCAGACCACTGCGGGAGCGCTCGGCGCGACGCCGAACGCCCCCCGTAGCCACCGAGGCACGCGGATGCGGGTGGTAGGGATCTCCTCCATGATGCCCTCGTTGAAGTACGCATTGTACACCCACTGAGCGTGGGCGACGGTGTCGATCTGGCGTACATTCCCTTCGCGACAGACGCGCAGGTACTCCCGTTCGATCAACAGGCGGTTTGCTTCATTAGCGGGCATGCGGCCGAAGGTCGCTCGCAGGGAGACAACCATAGCGGCTGTGAAGCGCGGCACCATTTTGGTGGTGGCGTGCTCGGGGAGGAGGAGTGCGTTTTCTGTGATTCCACGCCTGTCCAAGGCGTTTCGGAACTCGTTATCCAAACGCTCCCTCGTTGTTCGGGGCAGTTCCTCTGGCTTGAGATGATCGGGCAACTCTCCGTTGCTATCCGCTACCTCGCACTCGAGCTCGCTTTCAACAGCGGCTGCGATACGTGCACGATCCGCTGTAATAGTGGACCGAAAGTTCATGAGGTCATAACCAGTGGCGTTGAACACGCCGACTGCCACCGTTTCGATTTCCCGGTGTTGTGGTTTCACATCACACAGGTCGCCAGCACGCAGCGCGGTGTTGCGCTGCATGTTGCGACGGATCTCGTCGCGGCATTCCGACTCGTACTGCATGTCGTCCCACTCATCACCGTGGCAACAACAGA